TGAATTAGACAGCGACTTTGCTCAACCTAGAATACAAACAGAACTAAAACTAGAAGACGCAAAAGAAATTTTTGAAAAAGGTAAAGAAAGAGTTAAAAGTAAAGAAGCTAAAAAGAATTTAGAAAGAGCAACAAAAAGATCTAATTTTAAACAAATGATTATGGATAAATTATTCCCTGATCCTACGCAACAAGTAGAGCTTGCAGGTGGTGGAATAGCTAAACAAGCTGGCGTAGAGGAGGGTCCAGCGCCAGATGCAGGGCCCACACCAGATGGGTTGCCTATTGAGTATAATAATGTTAAGAAGATAAAGGAGTAATAAATGGCAGAAATAGACAAAGGACTCCCTAGTAACACTCGTACTGAAATAGATCTTCCTACACAGGAAGAAATACAAAAAGTCGAGGTTGAAGAGGAGACACCAGAAAAAGGACCTATAGAGGTCATACCAGAAGAAGATGGCGGCGCAACAATAGACTTTGAACCGGGAGCTATAAATATACCTGGAACAGAAAATCATTTTGATAATCTAGCAGATATTTTACCTGATGATATTTTAGATCCAATAGGTGGTGATATGGTTCAAAATTACATGGACTATAAAGCATCAAGAAAAGATTGGGAACAGTCTTACACACAAGGTTTAGATCTTTTAGGATTTAAATATGAAAATAGAACAGAGCCTTTTCAAGGAGCATCAGGTGCAACACACCCTGTTTTAGCAGAGGCAGTAACACAGTTTCAAGCGCAAGCTTATAAAGAATTATTACCATCAGACGGACCAGTAAGAACACAGATTATAGGTGTAAAAAATCCACAGACAGAGCAACAGGCGGTTCGTGTAAAAGATTACATGAATTATTTAGTAATGGATCAAATGAAAGAATATGAAGAAGAGTTTGATTCTATGTTGTTTCATTTACCACTAGCAGGTTCTACATTTAAAAAAGTTTATTACGATGTGCCTCTTGGTAGAGTCGTATCTAAATTTATACCTGCAGATGAGTTAGTTGTACCTTACACTGCAACTAGTTTGGATGATGCAGAGTCTGTAATACATGTTGTAAAAATTTCAGAAAACGAATTAAGAAAACAACAAGTGTCAGGTTTTTATAGAGACATAGAGTTAGCTCCACCAGGCACTGTAGAAAAAAACGATGTTGAAAAAAAAGAAAGAGAATTAGATGGCACTAAAAAAGTTGGTAGACAAGATACCATGTATACTCTTTTAGAGTGTCATGTTAATTTAGATTTAGAAGGTTTCGAAGAGGTTGACGGTGAAGGTCAACCAACGGGAATAAAATTACCCTACATAGTAACTGTAGAAGAAGGTAGCCGATTAGTTCTCTCTATAAGGAGAAACTATGCGCCCAATGATCTAAAGAAAAATAAAATCCAATATTTTGTCCATTTCAAATTTCTGCCAGGACTAGGATTTTATGGCTTTGGACTCATTCACATGATTGGCGGATTGAGTCGTACGGCAACGGCGGCTCTCCGTCAATTATTAGATGCGGGCACATTATCAAACTTACCAGCAGGATTTAAACAAAGAGGTGTTAGAGTAAGAGATGAGGCAGCACCAATACAACCCGGTGAGTTTAAAGATGTAGATGCACCAGGTGGTAATTTAAGAGATGCATTCTTTCCTTTACCATACAAAGAGCCATCTCAAACATTATTAAATTTATTAGGTATAGTTGTACAAGCAGGTCAAAGATTCGCAGCAATTGCTGATATGCAAATTGGTGATGGTAACCAGGGAGCAGCTGTAGGAACTACGATTGCACTGTTAGAACGTGGTTCAAGAGTCATGAGTGCGATACACAAAAGATGTTACGCAGCTATGAAAGATGAGTTTAAACTATTAGCAAAAGTTGTTTCACAATATTTACCGCCAGAGTATCCATATGATGTCGTGGGTGGACAAAGAAATATTAAACAAGCAGACTTTGACGATAGAATAGATGTCGTGCCAGTTGCAGACCCAAATATATTTTCTATGTCGCAAAGAATTACACTTGCACAAACACAATTACAAATTGCAACATCAAATCCACAATTACATAATATGTATCAAATATACAGAAACATGTACGAAGCAATTGGTGTAAAAAATGTTGATGCAGTTTTACCACCACCAGCGCCAACAGCGCCAATGGACCCAAGTATGGAGCACATAAATGCTTTGGCTGGTAAACCTTTTCAAGCTTTTCCGGGTCAAGATCATAGAGCCCACATAACTGCACACTTAAATTTTATGTCAACTAACATGGTTAGAAATAATCCTGCTGTAATGGCTGCAATACAAAAAAATATCTTAGAACACATATCAATTATGGCTCAAGAACAAGTAGAACTAGAGTTTAGAGAGCAAATGTTACAAATGCAACAACTACAAATGCAGGCTGTGATGAATCCACAAGTCGGTCAACAGCTACAAGCTCTTACAAATGAGATTGAAGCAAGAAAATCTGTCTTGATTGCAGAAATGACAGAAGAGTTTATGAAGGAAGAAAAGAAAATTACATCACAATTTGATACTGACCCACTGTTAAAATTAAAAGCGAGAGAGGTTGACCTTCGTGCGATGGAAAATGAAAGAAAAAAAGACAATGACGAAGCACAAATTGACCTCGCAAGAGCAAGATTGATGCAACAAGGAGAAATTGCAGAAGATAAAATGGAGCAAAATGAAGATTTAGCTAAATTAAGAGCAGGTGTAAGCCTTGCAAAGAGCGGAGTTGACCAAGCTAAGGTCATGATAGAGGATTAATTATGCCATTAAACAAAAAAGGCAAAAAAATTATGAAATCTATGAAGAAACAGTACGGAAAAAAGAGGGGCGAAACTGTTTTCTATGCATCTAAGAATAAAGGTGTTATAAAAGGTGTGGAGAAAACTAAAAAAAGGAGCAAATAGCTATGATGAACTATAAAAAACAAAAAATAGTTAATGTGCCAGAGCCAAAATTAGAAAAAGATCCTAGATCTAACACAGTTTCTAATGGTGCTTTTAATTTTATTGTAAAACCTGAGCAAGTTGCAGTAAGAGGTACAAAAAGAATGTTAGCTGGCAAGAAAAAAACAGCTAGTGTGATATAATTATGTGGTTTAGTGCACTTAAACTTGGTTTAAACGCTGCAACGCACATCTATAAGAAAAAACAAGAAACAAAGATGGCGATGGCAGACGCTCAACACATGCATGCCTCTAAGATGGCTCGTGGAGAGAGTGAGTACCAAGGTAAATTATTAGAAGCTAGACAATCAGATTGGAAGGATGAGTTCGTTTTGATCGTACTCACATTGCCCATCCTGGTGATTGCGTGGGGGGTCTTCTCGGACGATCCGGGCGCCTCTGCAAAGATAAAAGAGTTCTTCGACCAGTTCCAGCAGCTGCCGTCATGGTTCACAAATTTGTGGATACTTGTCGTCGCGAGTATATATGGTATAAAGGGAACACAAATATTTAGGAATGGTAAAAAATAATGTCAAGTAAATTTGTAGGATATGGTGTTAAATTATTTAAGACTCTTAAAAGTCCAGTAACTCAATTAAAAAGATTAAAACCAAAACAAAAAACTACTGGTACAGAGGTTGTTAATCCATTTAAATTTAAACCTGCTAAATCTAAATTAGAAAAGTCAGTTAAAAATTTACAAATAGCAACAGCAAAAGAATCTGGAAAAATAAAAAAATATATTCAAAAAATGGAAAGTGACATAGAACCATTTAGAAGAAAATTAAGACAAACAACTCAAAAATTAGCTGGCGAAAAAGTTACTAAATCTGGATTTAGTAAAGGAAAAGATATAAAACCTAAAAAAGAAAAAGGTAAAGTTAAAACATTTATTGCACCTAAAGATTTTAATAAAGGTGGAAGAGTTGGTAAAATGGGTGGCGGCATGATGGGCCGTAGATTTGGAATGAAAAAAGGTTCTAAAAAATTTCCTGATTTAACAGGAGATGGTAAAGTAACATTCGCTGATATCTTAAAAGGTAGAGGTGTAATCAACGGTAAGAAAAAAGGAAAAAAATAATGGCTGGTCCAGGTTTATACGCAAACATTCATGCTAAAAGAAAACGTGGAGGCAAGATGCGAAAAAAAGGTGCGAAGGGTGCACCAACAGCAGCCAACTTTAAAAGGGCTGCACAAACAGCGAGGAAAAAATAATGACTAAACTATGTCCCAGAGGTAAAGCCGCAGCAAAAAGAAAATTCAAAGTATATCCGTCAGCATACGCGAACGCATATGCCAGCAAAATATGTGCGGGTAAAATCAAAGATCCATCTGGTGTAAAGAGAAAAGATTTCAGAGGCAGCAAAGCTGAAGGTGGATTAATGGAAGCAACAGCTAGATTAAAAAGACAAGGCTTATTAAGAGGTGGTGTAGCCAGAGGTTGTGGAAGAATTTTATCTAATAGAAAGAAAGTAACGAAGGTATTTTAATATCATGGCTAAAAATGGTCTTGATAAATGGTTTGCTCAAAAATGGGTAGACATAGGAAGTAAAAAGAAAGATGGTTCTTTCTCAAAGTGCGGAAGATCAAAACAAAAAAAAGATGCAAAACGTAAGTATCCAAAATGCGTGCCACTTGCAAAAGCAAGACGTATGACAGAAAGCCAAAGACGTTCAGCAGTAAAAAGAAAAAGAGCAGTAGCACAAGGAGTTGGTGGTAAACCAACTAACGTAAAAACTTTTACTAAAAGAGCAAAAGCAATGGGTGGTGGTTTCATGGCTAGACGTATGGGTATGATGTAATGAGAAGAGAATATTATTCAAAAGGCACAATGCCTCCAAGAAATAAAAAAAATTTTCGTGCTACAAAAAAAGGTGCGGGAATGACAGCAGCTGGGGTAAAAGCATATAGAAGACTTAATCCTGGTTCTAAATTAAAAACAGCCGTGACTGGTAAAGTGAAGCCAGGATCAAAAGCTGCCAAACGTAGAAAATCATTCTGCGCAAGATCACTAGGACAAATGAAAAAATTTCCTAAAGCAGCAAAAGATCCTAATTCTAGACTACGTCAAGCTAGAAGAAGATGGAAATGTTAAAAGCAAAAACTAAAAAATTTAACGGCAGATCATATAAAATTTCCCCGCTAAAGGAAGGACCATACAAAAAAGGTCTTGTAAAGAATTTAATGAAAGCTAGACGTGAGGTCAAAGTTGCATTAGATAAGAAAGATAAAGCACTTGAACGAAAAGCTCGTAATAAGGTGCATAAATTTAAAAAAAAGTTAGGAGAACGATCATGAGAAAAGCAAAAATGGGTGGCGGTATGATGATGAAAAGACCTGGAATGAAAAAAGGTTCTATACCACCACAATTAAAAAAGTTCGTCATGGCTAAAAAGAAAAAAGCTAAGATC